ATGCCCGTCGGCTCGTTCGACGCCGAACCGCCGCCGACGGAGAACTTCTGCACCAGAAGCTCGTCGTAGCCCTCGGACAGCAGGCGCGACATCTCGTCGGCGAACATCGGGTAATCCATTCCGACCTCGAGGCTGTACGGGATGAACCCGCGCGCCGTCTCGATCGGCACGGTCGGCTGAGCCAGGGTCGGAGAGTTGTCCGTGACCTCTGCGGCCTCGGCCTGGAACGCCCACGACACGCCGGCCGCGCTGACGCCCTTCCACTCCGAGGTGTTCACCGTCACCTGGCGGCAGATCGTCAGGAACGGGTTCCCCGACTCCTGGTCCGTCAGGATGATCGACGGGTCGATGAACACCGGCACGCCGTAGCCGCCCTCGCCGTTGGTCAGCGACATGGCCCGGTACTCGTCGTACGCGTCCATGGCCCGCTGCTCGTCCTCGTTGAGCCGCGGGTGAGGCTGGGTGGACATCTTCATCCACGCCGAGCGGTAGGCGTCGTTCTCGGTGACGATGATCCGGCGGGACAAGCCGGGGTCGCGACGGATCTGCCGCTCCACGTGGTCCAGCGCCGACGCCGACAGAGACGCCTTGACATCGCGGCTGTCCAGGATCTTCAGGGCGCGGTCGCGGGCCTCCGGGTTCGACATCCGCCGAACCTCGGTGGACTCGTCCAGGCCGTACTTGATGTTCGCCAACGCCCGCTCCACGGCCTGCGGCTTGCGGCGGAACACCTCCTGGATGTTCCGGTGCTCCTCGAGCCGGTCGATCGCCGCATCGCGGAGCTTCAGGCCGTAGTCGAACGCCTTCTGCTCCTCGTCGGTCTTGTCCCTCAGCTCGCCCTCGTCGGTCTGGTGGATCGACCGCAGATGCGCGTCGAGCACCTTCACGAACGCGTCCAGCTCGTCGGGAGTCTTGCCACGGAGCTCGTCGAACCCCGCGTCTCCGAGCGCGGACAGATCCTTGCCGCGGAGCTCGTCGGGAATGGTGACAGTGGGTGTATCGGTCATCTCAGAATCCTTCTGAGTCGTAGCTCCCCGTCGTCGAGAAGCTGTCTGATGGTTGGGGTCGACGTTTCGCCTTCCCTCGGCTCCGCGTCTGGGTCACCGCCACCCGCGCTCCGCGCGCCGGGCTGCCCGGTGAGGTCTGGAATCTTCACGCCCGCGGCGCGCACCGCAGCCTCGAAGGCGCTGGTGTCCCGCTGCCGCAGGCGCTCGTAGTAGCTGTCGGTCATGCACCGCAAGCCCGCCGTGGCGTCCGGGTTCGCCGGGAACGTCACCGGCCCGAACTCCATCAGCCGAACCTTCGTGATCGTGCGCTCCGGCAGGCCCCGCGGGTTGTCCTCGGACGTGCCGGGTTCGTCGTCCCACTCCTCGCCGGTCACCCGGAATCGGAACGACGAGCCGTACACCCCGGCGTCCAGGCCGGGCAACAGGTCGCGGTTGTAGCTGGTGTCGAACAGCGGCACTACGCCCACCGGCGAGTCGGCTTCCTCGCGCAGATCGCTGATCTGCCCCAGGACCTTGTCGCCGATCTGCGGGTCGAAGCCGTGATTGAACAGCGTCTTGATCGAGTCGCGGTCCTCGCGGATCGTCTCGGCGAACGCGCCCCGCTGGGTGCGCTCCAAGAACTCGCCCTCCCAGAACGAGTCGATCTCGTACCAGGTGTCGAACGTGGAGAACCGCACCTCCATCGTCGGCATGCCGCCGTCGGTGTCAGCGCGAAGCTCCATCTTCGGCGGCGCGGCCCGCACCAGGTCAATCTGAGGTGCCTTCACTGCCCTCTCCGTTCTGCTGCCCGTCGTCGCCGAGCGTGATCCCCGGCGGCTGCAACTGCACCGACACCAGGCCTGTGTGCACCAGCAGCTTCACGTCCTGCGCGTTCGTCGCCGCCACCGAAGACTCCGGGGTGAACCCCTCCCGCACGTACTGCGTGATGGTCTGCGACTTGATCTGCTCGATCTCCGCGGCGTCCTTGCCGTCCTCCCGCAGCAGCGGGATGTCGACGGTGTCGAACCAGAGCTCCGCGTCGTCCGGCACATCCACGATCTGCGCCAGCGTGCCCGCCACGTCCTGCAACGTCGGGTACAGCCACGTGTCGGCGAACATGCGCCGCGCCATGCCGAAGTTCCCGGCGTTCAACGCCGAGCCGGCCAGGCCCTCGGAGATGCCCAGCAGCGCCGCCGGCACCCGGCCGACCAGCGAGATACGGGTCTCGCCCGCGCCCTGGGTCTGCTTGAAGTCGATCTGCTTGAGGTCCGCGCCCACCACGGTCGCGTCCGCGCCGGCCACCAGGTACAGCGTCCGGTACGCGTTCGACAAGCCGGTGTGCCGCTCCTCCAGCATGTCCACCATGTCGTTGAACTGCTCGCGGGTCACCGCAGGCAGCCCCTTGACCACCATGTTCGGGGTGGCGCCGTTACGGAAGAAATTCAGCTTGTGCTCGGTCGCGGCCGAGTCGCCCTGGATCTCCCGCAGCGTCGCGGTCACCCACGACTGGCCCATCTCCGGGATCTCTGGGTCCGGGATCGGCGACCAGTGCGCCACATCCGACGGCAGTAACGTCACCGGCTCGGAGTTGTTACCGGCCCGCAACCCGCCGTTCTGGTACACGTAGCCGACCAGCTCGGCGTCCAGCGCGCCGGCCGGGTCGTCCGGCTCGAGCTCCGAACCGAACAGCACACCCGTCCAGTCCGGGCGGATCACCCGCAGCCGATCCGGCTGACGCACCGTGAACGCGTTGCCGGCCAGCCCGGCGTGCCACTCCATGCGAGACAACAACTCGCCCGTCGACGCACCCGGCCAAGGACGCTCCAACAGCCGCAGACGTGACGAACCGAAGATCCGGCGCGGGGTGCGATGCCACGGCGGGTTCCGGTACACGAACCGGGCCTGCGATATGACCATCGCCCGCACCATCTGCGCGGCGAACGCCGGTGGCGAAGACCGCAACGCAGCCGAATAGCCGGGCAAGGTCGACGGGATCTGCTGCACCCGTTGCCGGTCGTACGTCTGGTTCAGCCCATAGGTGTACTGGTTGCCGCCGTAGCCGAACTGGCCGACCGACGGGATCAGATAATCGCTGATCCACTGGTCGACCGAGAACCGCTGCTCGGCCCGCGCAGGGCTCCGCTCCGCGGCGATGCGCTCCAGAAGTCCTGCCGCCACATTCAGCCGCCCTTACGCACCATGGAAGACGAGGCGCGGCCCTCTTTCCAACCGACCTTCACCGCCACCGCCGACCACGCCACCGCGAACCACACGGCCGTGAACAGCTTCGCCGCCACCCACCCGACCACGTACAGCAGCGCCGCCAGCAGCGTCACAACAGTGCGGCCCACCTGAATGTCGCGGGCCTCGACGGTGATCCGATCGACGGGGACTCGGTCAAGAACTGCCATTACGTCTCCTATCGCCAAGCCCCGAAGAACGGTTGCTCTAGTTCGGGCACCTCGTGCAGCACCCACAGGCCCATGCACATGGACACGGCACCGTCGATGTGGCCTTTGGACTTGCCCTTCTTGAGCGTGAATCCGCCGCGCTCCTGCGGAACTGCCACAGCACCCTTCACGTGGGCGGCCAGATCGGGGTCACCGTTCTGCACGATCCGCTTTTCCAGCATCAGCTTGAACGCCAACCCACACGCCGGGGCCATCCGCTGCGGTGACTGATCGAACTCGATCGCCAAGATGCCGTGATTCTCGAGCATGCGGGCCGGCACCTCGAAATACCGCGGGTCGTACACCACGCCGCGGAACCCGAGCCCCCTCGCCCGCTCCTTGATGTACGCCCAAACCTCGTCGTGCGGGATACGGCCGCCATGGTCGGCGGCACGCCAGATCCGGGCCGTAACAGCGAAGCGACCATCCGGCAACTGCTCAATGCGGTCCACGGCCACCGAGTCGTGCTTGAGCGCCATATCGACCGACAGCACCCACGGACTGGCGTCGTCGGACTCCCACTTGCCCTCACAACTGGACCACGCTGCAGGGTGGTCTTTGATCCACGAATCCTCGGCTACCTCGACCCACCGGTTCGCGTAGTAGCGGATCCACTCATGCGCCGGCATGTCCGGCTTGCCCCAGGCGTTCACCCGGTCCGAAACGGACCAAAGGATGTCCGACGCCTCGGACGCCGCGCGCACTGCCAACTCCCGGTCCTCCGGCTTGCGGTAGTCCAGCCCGTCCGGCGCCTGCCGCCAGTCGTACAGGAACCGCGGCGACAGCGCCGGGTCACGCGACACCTGCCGGCCAAGCTTGCACAACTCGCCCAGCAGTGAGTTGTCGATGTCGAACCCGGCGGTTGACAAGCTAATCACCCGGCCAGAGCCGCGCGCCGTCCGCCGCTTCTTCGTCGACTTGCCGATCACTGTGCCAACGCGTGCCTTGCGGCCGCCCGGTTCGCCCCACTCGTGCAGCTCGTCACGAACGAACAGAGTCGGCAGGCCACCCTCGTTCGTGCCGGCCACCGCTGCAACACGGAAGATCCGGCCAGGCCGACCGTCCGCGAACTTGATCTCAGTGTCGTACACCTCGAAGAAGCCGCACAGCGGCGAATCCTTGTCCTTCTGGTCCTGGCCGCCGCACATGACAGCCACCGCGCCGAACAGCAGGTCGGCCTGCTCAAAGGACGCAGCCGCGATCGGGATGTTAGGTGACACGACCGCGATCTGCGCCGGGCCGGCGAACTCCAGCACCACCACCGAGGCGATGAACTGGGTCTTCCCGTCACCCGTCGCCGC